TGGAGGGGCAGAAGCTAGCTGTTCTTCTATCATTTGCTCCTCTCCTGCTATTTTCATCTCTTCTTCAGCAGCCCCTGCAGCTCCCATTTGAGCTAGTTTTTCTGCCATTTGCTCCGGTGTTTCCTCCACTGCCTTAGCTTTCATTAATAAGGCTTGGCAATCCTCCATATACTGTCTAAGGAGTTCTAGCCTATTTTCAGGAGCATTACGCATACGATACATTAAATAAGCCTGTTGCACCTTACGTAAGGCATTTTCAAGGTTTTGATATGGTTCAGGGGGAAAATACTTCCCTTCATGGATCATGGTTTCTATTACTTTTTCTAAGTTTTTGTTATCTGAAGTCAATAAATCCATGGTAGATTCTAAATCAGGAAAGTCTAAAAGACTTATAGCTTGCTCTTTACCTATAAAACCAGCCTGAACCATGTCCTGTACGTCTGCTAATCGAGCAGCAGGAGTTGTGGACAGGGATGATGTAGGAAATACGGACATTATATACTTATCGGCATCCATATTAACATCTTTCCATTTAATAGTTTCTACAAATTTTCCATCACTAGATTTAACTCCAAAATCTTCATTCTTTTCATAAATATCTTTACCCAAATCTATCATAATCTCAGCAGCATCTAAAAAAGTCTTTTCATATCTTTTGGCTACGGACATAAACCGTTCAGTCTCTAGGTCATTGAATGTTCTTAGGGCTTTTCCTGAATCCAGTCCAGCAGGTTTTATAGACTGGGCAGATAATTGAGAAATCCCAATAATTTCATAAGCTCTTTGATAAAGTCGATCTACATGGGAAAATAATTCTGGAGGAATACTGCCTAAAGGAGCATATTGTGGAGGAGTTCCTGCATATTTAATAACTCCGCCAATTCTATTATTTAAATGAGAGGATACAATTTTAGAACTTGCTTCTACTAGAAGTTTTGGAACAGATACTAAGTGCATTGAAACTTGTATTGTTCTAAGAGTTTTATTTATCTCAAGTTGTAAACCTTGTAATTGTTCAGCTACTCCTTGACCAAAAAACCCTACAGGTCTAGGATTCCATCTAAAGAATACAAATGGAAAATAGTCCTTATCATATTTTTCTTCAAATAGAGTAGCACCTGAAATACAAATTGTACGTTTTCCATCTTTAGCTTTAGGTCCAGATTTTAAGTGCCAAGATTCTACAACTTTTATCATATCTTTTAAATTAGAAGTGGCATAGGATGATTGTCCTGAAGCTACATATCCAGTAGCAGTTATCTCACTTTCAAACTTAGGAAACATTTCTATTAAAACATCTTTATGAATATATTTTTCTTGATGCATTTGTCTAGGCTTAGAATAGTAAGATTCTAAATCATCTATCTTAATTTCTTCTATAAAAACCCTTTCTGCAACAATTTGCCCATCTTTGATATAAATTTTTATACAACCAGTCCCAAAAATACAAGCATCTGTAAAAGCAAGAGTAGCTTTTTCATAAAAATTAGTATTTTCAAAGTTTCCTTCTACAAATTTAGTAAGTTTTTGAGCCTTAGATTGAAGGCTAAAATCTCCTCCTGATGTAAGAAATGTAGCTTTAGGTCTGTTTTTAGTTATTTTAGAAACAACTGTATCTATCATAGATTGGATTATATTAAGAGTAATTCTATTTACTACATTATATGAAGATTCTACTCTAGTGTAGTTAACTGCACTAAGACCTCCTATATCATAGTTACCATATAATCTGGCATACATTAAGTTAGAGGCAGTACGATAGGCTTGTCTACTCTCTAAGGCTGATAAAAACGCAAAAAGCTCTTGATATAAGTCATTACGTTTAGCAAGCCACCAATGGTCGCCGTTTATTTCATCAAACATATCTTAATCCTATTAGTTAGAAGACCAATAAAGAGCTTCATTATCTTCTTCTTCTTGTTGTTGTTGTTCAAATTTAGCTTCTTGCACTGGAGTTTGTATCTTATCTGCATAACCTTCCGTAGCATCTAAAAAACTTAACTCAGAAAGTTCAAATTGAATGTTGTCTGATTTAAAGGTTTTTACTTTTTTAGTCTTACACCATTCAATGAATAATTTTATATCTTCAATATTATTTAACATAGTTACCTCTATTGTTCGTCTATTATATTGTCCATAGCTTCCATATCTTCTTCATATAACTTTTCTAGTTCAAAACCATAAGGATCTTTCTTTTTTTCTTCACATTCTTTGGCTTCTTTCATTTCAAGTTCTTTCATATAGCTATTAGTGCCTTTTTTTGGACTATCTACAGGTTTTTCTGAAAGATAATGTCTACACTCTCTCCACGCATATAGCACAGCATCACAAATATCAGAGTGATAAGTGTCTGATATCTTTGGTCTTTCGGGATTTCTAATCCTGGAGTCTTTATCCCACTGGACTAACATGCAATCTTCTTCAAATAAGGACTTATTGAATGCTTTGAATTTCTCTGTTCTAAGATCATCATTCAATAATTCAATAAACTCCACTTTTCTATTCTTATCTGCAGCATCAATATTAAGCCCATGACGCATACGTAGCTCTTCCTGTATCTTCTTACCTAAGGCTCCTGCATCCATGACCATGCGAATTGGGTTATATTCTTCTTTATATTCTTTAATTACGGCTACTAATTGACTGATATTTTGCTTGTTTTTGACATGTTCATCAACTAAATAAACTTTCTTGTGATGCGTATTGTAGCCTATAACAGCGATAGCATCTGAGTCATTGTATCCGATATCAATTCCAATAATATAGTTCCATTCCCCTGTAGTAGGTAGAGCAGTATAAGTATTTTTAGCCCTACTAAATTTAAAAACCAGAGAGTCCTTATCTTCGACCCATCTTCCAAAAGTCTCTCTAATATAGGAAGGGTCCGATTCATCAATGCCCCTAATAATCCGTTCTTCACGCAGAATCTCTTCCAAATCCAAATTAGGAAGGGAATGCATATAAGGGTTATCAAAAGCTGTCCAGTGATGGGACTTCCAGTTTTTAGACTGAGAATATTCGTAGAATACTCCAGCTTTAACTGGTCCAGGAGTACCAGTGAGATATAAGCCACCACGTAAATCCCTTAAGGCTGGGATAATGATATCATTTATAAGTTCCTTTAAGTATGACCTAAAGGATTGGCACTCATCTATGTAACATTTTCTTAGTTTCCAACCTCTAAATTTTTCTATCTCTGTTCTATCTTTCGCTCCTGCTATGTAAATTCTAGATTTGTTAGGAAATGTTATAGTTAGTCTTACATTATCTACCTTACAGTCTATTTCATATTCTTCAATTATCTTAAGTAAATCTGACCATATAATAGCTCTGGCTTGTTGCTGAGTTATGGTAATATAGAGCAGATTTCGTTCGGGTTCATTTCTAGCAGTATCAATCATATCAGCACCTATGCCAACAGTTTTACCTGCTCTACGAGAACATACAGTAGTTCTAAATCTTGAACCCTTACCACGAAAAAACTCTGTCTGTTTATCAAAACAAAATTCCTCAAATTTAAATTGAGGTTTTTCAGACTTTGTTTTCCTCTTCTGAATCTCCGCTACTAGGGCTTCTCTGTTTACGTTCGGCAAAGCCTGAGACTTCACTTTTACTCCTTAGTGTTTTTTTATACTCTTCATGATTTTGGTCTGAGGGGTGTCGCATGGCTTTATCAAACATTTTTCCATTCTTAAGTTTAGCAGTCCAATGAGAGTTAAAGGCTACAGACCTTCGTTCTCCATCTCCCTTAAAGGGGTAAACTGTATGCAGTAAGTTGGAGGGAAACATAACTAATTGTCCCACTTGGGGCATAAAGGATATCGAGCCTTTTTCAAGTCCAGTAGGACAAGCCGTTTTATAGACAAACTCAATCATTCCGTCTCGTTGCATTTTATATTCTGGTAGTTTTTTACTTTTTGCTCTATCTTCCATTGGGGGCATCTTTAAATACAATACAGATGAAAGATCACAATAGGTATGAAAATGAATAGGATTATACTCATCAGCATACTGGCTTACAATCCACATATGGTCTAGGTGGACCTGGAGAGTTTCAAGTTCATGTCCTGCTCTTGTTAAGGAGTTCCAAACATAGTTGTATAGCATACTTTGTAAGTATGAATATAGACCAGCTTCTTCTAAATCCTTATTAGAAACATAGGTTTCTTCTTTTATATTTCCTACTAAATGTTTACCCCAATCTATACGTTCTTTATCTTCTAAGATCTTATCTGTAAGATCTAATATCTTACGTTGAACTTCAGATGGGGTTTGAAACAGTCCCAGGTCTGGACCAAAGGGTTTAATAAGATTAAATTCCGTATCCTTAGCCCATCTTTGAGATCTTTCAGATGGGGATTCGTTTAGTTTTTGCTCTTTTCTAGCTTTCTTTACGTTTTTTGCACTCATACTATCTCCCAGCTATTCCTTTGATTAGTACTCTTTTAGGTACAGAAGGAGTGACCTTCTTTTCTCTTTCTTTCATATCTTTTTCAGCTTGTTCTATTTTAACAGGAGATTTTAAATAAATTGCAGATACGTTAGTAAAAGGTATAAGAATATGATCTCTATCTGATTTGATAGACACTACCCTCAAATCTTCTACAATTTCTATCTCTAATGCAATTTGAGAATTAATACGCCTAGATGCAAAAAAAGTCTCATTACCTTTATTAAACATTACTGCCTGATAACACCTTACAGCATCAATATCATATTTCTTCATTATATCCTCCAATTAATTTTATATTTTACTTCCCTATTCCAAAACGAAAAAGGTTCTATTCTATCTATAATATTGGCTCTTAAGGCTTCCTTAGCCCCCCACCAATTATCTTCTTTAATAAGTGACATAAACTTTTTAGGGTCTATCTTTAGTCTTTTAGAAATATCCTCTAACATGTGGTTATCAAAAAAATCTAAAGCCTTAAAAAGCTTTGCATTCTTCTTAGTTCTTTTATCAGGTCTTTTACCCCCTACGGATGTTAGGTGGTGCATAAAAGTTGATGTGGGTGCGCCTATTCGTTCGTCACAGAATTGTAAAATTACGAATCCCATGGAATATGCGTTTCTGACATAACACTTTATTTTATATCCTTTAGCTTGGAGAATTTTCATCTCTCCAATAAACTCCAACCCTATATGAACAGACCCTCCTCCAGAATTTATTCCCATGGTTATTACTTTACTTATTTTGTGTGCTAACTCTGCTTTCTTAAAAGCTTTTATTACATCCTCTGCTCCATAATAATCTACTTCGCCGATCCCTATATCATATTTGTTTACTAAGACTTCTTCTTTCTCTACGGATCTAAAGCAAATACCTAAAAAAAAGATTAAGGCTATTGCTACTAATTTTTTCATGTGTCGTCCTCGGTTGTGATGAGCCTAGTCTCATCTTCATATGCTTCTAAGAGTGCCATTATACTTTCTAGTTTATTCTTTGTGTTAATCTTTAGTTGTTTAATATCCCATCTAAAGTGTCCAGAGTCAATAAGTTTTAATCCATTTCTTTCTCTGTGAGAATTATTTACAGCAATGCGGTCTACCTTCTCAAATACATCATCCAATATCTCTACTGTGATCTGCATCATATTGTGGGCTACTTCATGATTTTTATCTTTAAATGATCTCATCTATAACTCCATATTCTAAACATTGGTCAGGAGTTAAGTAAAAGTTTTTTTTATAAGTTTGACTATACCAAAATTCTGCATCTTTATTACTTAGTTCTGACATCCATAAACACCATTGTCTTTCCTGCTTTTCTACTTGATCTACTTCTTCTTTAGTTTCGGCATGGGAACCTCCTATGTAATAGCTCATTTGATGTGCCATGAATACGCAATATTTGGACATGGTCCGTTTACGCCCTGCGGCTAAGAGTAGTGTGGCTGCACTCATGACATGTCCATAGGCTTCAGTTACTACACGACAATTAGAAACCTTTATACGCCCTATCATGGCTAAGGCATCGTAGACTGAACCTCCAGGTGAGTTTATACGGATTGTGATTGTTTTTTTACTAGAGCGTTCCAGCTCACTTAAGGCTGCATCTAGAAAGGCAAAGGATGCTTCGCCGATTTCTTCATTAATTTGTATGACCCTATCAACAAAATTTATTCCCTGTTCAAATAGATAGTCAAGTCTTAGTTTTTCCTTATCTATATCTTTAGCTTTTCCCACTAGGTACCTCGAACATTAAATAAGGATGGTAAACAAAATTATATTTAGCAGCTAATTTATCAGCCATACGGGTGTGGTGAGTATAGACTCCTGCCTTCTCTTTGTCATGACCCCATGCGTCTAAAAGAGTTTTACCTACCCCCATATTTCTGAAGGTATGTTTAACATAGATAAAGTGCAGTACAAAAATACCATCAACCTCCTCCCCTATTATGTAGCCATATACTTGAGAAGGTTCTTCTGGATTACAAGCTACTAGAACTTTAGAATTATCTATAAGTCTTTCTATGACTTTATGATGTTCAGCAAAGTAAATAGTATTAGTAATCTTTTCTCCGAAGTGAGAAAATCTATAAGACTTAAGCCAGCTATTAAATATGAAGGCTGTATCATCCTCTATAATTGGACGGAGTCTAACTGAGTTATTCTGGCTCATGGGAAGGCTCCAATAGCTTCGCCTCTACTTCTTGAAGATGGGGGTGACTGAGTACTAAGGCTTTTAGTTTGAACTCTAGATCTTCAATCTTTTCTTGGATTTGTTTTCTTTGCATAACTGCATGACCTATTTGAGCATAGATCTGATCTGCCTTTTCTTGATAAATTTCATTTGCTTTCATTCTTACTCCTTTCGTTCTTATCTATTGTTTTCTTATTATTACTCTCCAGGACCCGTTTGGCTAGGTGCAGCAATTCTACATCTGAGAGCGTCGACAAATCTTGGGTGTCTGCAATTTCCCTTTCTTCTCTCTGAATCTTTACTAGGGACTCCAAATATCCCTGTACGATTCGGGCTTCCTTTGGATCAAGTGTGACGCCTCGAACTGCCTTTGAACGGTAGTGGGCAAGTTCTGCACCTATGATAGCCTTAGCATCGTGGAGCAATAGTTCTGTAGCTGGGATGATGGAGCTATTGTCTAAAGAAATAGTACGCTTCTTGGGAGGCAATAAGATTCGTTTAGGTTTTTTGTCAGTCATAATTTGGTTCCAGAAAGCTGTATTATATTATTTACTTTACCCCAGGGTTATGGGAAAAGCAACCTTTTTTTTACCCCCCCCCCTTGTTAAGATATCTTCATATTTGCTACATAGATTGCCAAGATATCTTCACACTCTCCACACAATCGGTCTTAGAATAAACTAATATAAATAATTTCAA